AATATTATCCGGTAATTTCACTCCTGGCAAATCTTCCAGGCTGCCGAAATCATAGGTAAAACCTTGATTGCAAAGTAAAACGAAACGTCCTTCGACAATATCCTCTGTAGGAATAACGCCTAAGACATCCTCAAATTCATTAATTTCCATGTTATAAAACCTCCAATTATTTCTTACCAGTGCGGTATTCGGTTAGAGCCTTAGCTAATTCCTTAGCGTCTTTCAGACTTTCGCCTCTACTCGTAACATTAGGAACTGAGGGTTTCTTAACAGAAGCCTCTTCATTCTTAATATCTTCTTCTTTGAAAGCTACCATTTCCTGTAGCATAAAGTCGAGACCATTCTCATCCAGGCCGAGAAGTTTTTCAGCATTTTCTTCAAAATACTCATCAGACTTCTCAAGCTTGACACCCTCAAATTTGGCTTTAATAGCCGAGAGTTTGGTAGCTCTTTCAGTCACCTTATCGGACTCCAGTTTGAACTCACGAAGAGGGGTTAATTCCACTTCCATAGTCTTAACAGTTGTTTCTGCAACGTCTTTTAGTTCTAGAGCTTCCTTCAACGCCTTTTCTTTAGCTGCCAATGTATCGTTAGCCAAAGCTAGCTTTGCTTCTAGTTCGGAGACCTTGCTTTCTAATTCTTTAGTTTCCAATGTATTATCCTCCGTATTATTTTCCTCTAAGTTCTCCAGTAACTCTTTAATACTAGCATCAGCACTTATGACCGTGTGAAGTTTCTGTACCTGATGTCTTAGTTCTTTAAGAGTGTTCTGTGAAAGAGGTGCATTAGCTATTTCATCTAAAATCGTTGGGAAGCGACTAGGATCAATTACCCCACGATCATCTCTATACGCGAAATAGCGAGTCCCATCTCGTTCTATGTGTAAAAAGCTTGTATCTGGAAGTTTCTCTACATAAGCGGGACTCCACTTCTTCGCAGCTACAGCTAATAATTGTGTTCTTCCAGCATAGGCTGGTAATCCAACAATAGTTACTGCCTTTAAAACAGTATCCAATAAATCCTCCACCCCATCTATAAATCTATGGTTTCCAAAGAGTATCTCCCACGAAACATTCACGGGTTTCTTTGACTGAACCATCTTTTTTATTGTAGCAACATCCTCTGTTCTCTCATGATCCCAGAGTGCAGCTAGGGCGACTATCTTATTGTCTTCTCTAACCAAGTGAGTAATAACACCGAGAGGTCTAGCCTCTTCATGCCCGTCCTTTATCTCACCAATAGCCATCTTTACTGGCTTATAAGCTCCGGTTTTGATAATATTATCAAACTCTTCTGACGGAACTCTTTGTTTATTTTCATTTGGTTTATCATCTGTTAGGATGAACTTAGCCCAGGTAACAACCTGATCGGTAGCTACGGCAGAGGCCATTGCCTCACCAAATTGCAATTCCACATCCTCTTTACTAATCAATGATAATGATATCATATTATCGCTATCAGTGTTTGTTTTAGTTGTTGTTTTCATTAAAAAACTCCTAATTTACTTGCTCTCAGTAGTATCTGGAACCACTTTTGGTTTCTTTGCTACCACAGGTTTCTTCTCAACTGCCGGATCTGTAGGTTGATTACCGGTTCCCCCAGCCCCCCCAACGGGTGTTCTACTAAATGGCTGTTGCCCAAACTCAGACAATCCCTTTTCTTTTATTAGAGCTTCCTCTGTTTCCAGTTTATCAGCTTCTTCCTCGAAGTCATAACCAAGATATTCAGATACCGAGCTTCTGCTAACTCCAGACATATTGTAAAGCTTCTCTAGGTTAGTCATAAAGTCTACAAATGAATGCAGATTGAGGGCTGTGAATTTTACCATAGGAACTTTGAAGTTATTCTCTTCGGCAACTGTCTTACATATATCTTTTACTACCTTGAGAATTTTTCTTCTAATTGATTCCATAGTCTTTACTGGAGACATAATAGCTACCTCTGGATTAGAAGTACCAGTTTTCGCAGATTCTCCAGTGATTAAAATTCTAGGAAATCCAAGACCAAATAGAATTTCTTCATTAATATCATCATACTTTCCCTTCTCAGTAAGAAGCCCGGTCTCTGGGAATATCCATGATATATCTACAGTGTGGTTTGTAATGAGTTGGAATATTCTTTCCAGATTTAGATCGGTCTGAAATCTCATCATAAGCTGATTTCTCAAGTCCGAGAAAACAGTCTTATCCTCTTCTGAGCTTGTAACAGGATACTCATCAGAACCCACCTTTACGTGCATGATTGCACTAATAACCTTATCCATAATGGAGTAATCCATTCTTCTCATTTTTCTCTTGTGTTGAAGAGCATCGAGGGATGATTCTATGTATGGAATTGGGTAAGCACAATCTGATAGATACTTACGTCTTATGATAAGTTTATTATCTATCAGGAACTTCTTCTCACCAGCCAGAACTTTCTTTACAAATTCTGGATAGTATGTTTTCAAACTATCGAATAGATCTTTATCTTCGTCACCATTACTATATTTACCAGAGTTTTTTATAAAGTAAACAACATCATCAGGTATAATAACATAGTATGATGGAGAGTCTGACATTAGAGATGAGTTGATTTGTATTGACTTTGGATCTCTAACCCACATACTTATTGGGAATATTAACCTTGAATACTTTTTTATTCCCAGTTCAAAAATCTCATCTTTATCAACAGGGCCATATCCAATCTCTGGAACTACCAATCCTGATAGTAATAGCTCCTGTGCCATAGTTTCAGCGAACTCCAGCAGCCTGGGTTTCAGGGCTAGAAATACTCTGAACTCATTTTCCGATAAACCGGACTTTGATATAATTATATCATTAATCCCTATTTCGACTAACTTATTGATAACCGTTGAAACAACTGGCTCGGTTCTATAAAAGAACCTGCATAGAGTAATCGTTTCGTCAAAGGCAGCCTTGTCTACTACTTTAGTAGAGTAAGTCTTCGCATCCTTCCACACATTTGTATTAGCAGCCTGAGCTGCAAAACCAGCTTCTGCCTTTCCTAGAAGCTTCTGTGGGATGGGTGTTGCTTGTGTTTTATTTGTCATTTTTATTTTCCATTAGTAAACCCAGGACGGCCTCAAAAGAGGGGCTCTCTTTATTAGTACCATTCCGTTAGTTAGGTGATATGCTCCTATACAGCATAGTAATGCTGATGTAAAGTGATCTTCCCCTCTCTTACCACCTCTGTCAGTAAGAGTCTTATATGTTATATCTCCAGAGGGATTTTTACTGTAGGTCATTCTTTCTAGTTCTGAAATCATATCAGTATCAGTACTGGAATAAATTAGCTTATGATTATTAGAATAATCCTGCAAAATAGATACGGTAAATGGTTTGGTCTTTGACTTTATCTCTGCACCGTCTGGCCCAATGCCTATAACTAATGAGGAAGAAAAATCAATGGCTACCATTCTCTTATCATACTGCTTATTGATATATTCCTTATCTTGGATTAGGTGCTGTCTAACTGATTTACCCGCACTTCCTTCATCCATTCCTATTATTGTGGGAGAGAATTTAGTATCCAGCATATCTATTATCTTCTCTTGAATTGGATAAGATACTTTAGATAATTTTATTCTTCCATGAAATTTTATTCTATCGTTCCCATCTATATACATTATTACAATGGCAGTAGGCTCGGTATATCCTAAATCTATTCCCATTATCACACCATAGTCTCTGGAACTTATGGAGGGGAATGCCAATATTTTAGTGTATAACTCATCTAAATTATCAGACATTCTTATTCCATCAATCTCTAATCTTATTACAGGATAAGGATCAATTTGTAAAAGGTTTCTATCGAATAAAGCAAATACTGGCTTTCCATGAAGTCCTAAAATGTAGTGTATGTATTCATCTGTATCTACACCATTATATTGTACTCTGAAAGTTTCTATATCTTCTGGAGTAACTCTTGGATTATCGTGTGCAGACAGTCTATGTTTGGTAAACCCATCATTCTCCTGGTCTGCCATATAGAGAACATTACCTTCTCTGAGTCCTGTAGGTACACCCGAAACAATTTCTCTATAACCTCTTGTCCAAACATTTAGAGATGGTTGCATTTCCTGGAAAGCCGAGAGTGGGAAATAACCTGACTCGTCCCCTATGATAAAAGGAGTATGTAATCCTATTAAATTTGCCCCAGTACCAGACTGACCTGCAATACGACACAATAATGATGATTGATTTAGAAGTGTTATTTTATAGTCAGAGCTATTAATTCCAGCCCCTTTATCTATAAAGTTCTTTAGAAAAGAATTGGATCTAAACTGCCTAACCAAATTTGTGAAAACTGGTTCTAAGTGAACCTTGCTTGGAACTGCATACAGAATATAATCTTCTGGAAATACTCTAAAGATAAGTATCCATATTATAATAGATGACAGGCTCAGAGTCTTACCTGTTGCTCTAGCTGTGCATATAGATACATGGTCATTGAAATCGCATAGAATTTCCTTCTGATACCATGCAAAGTTAAACTCCTCATCTAACCCATCTATACGATCTATATTATAAATAAACTCTGTACAGAGCACCGGATGACGTAGTACTTCATAGAGCATCATCTCATCTGTAGTAGGTTTTACTTTAATAGCCAACTATAAATTTCTCCAGTGTTCTATTATTTGATCTTCTAATAATCTATCACTAATTAATATAGGAGGTCTCTTTACCTCATTGCCCCAGTCACCTCCCCACTTACCTATATAGAAACTTCTATTATTGTTAAAGAATTTATCGTTACTTCCACCACTTTCCTGAAAAAGCGTTCTGCTCCAGAAGTGAAAAAACTTGGCATTTATAACTGTACAGTATTTCAAAGTACCGCTTATAGCCACTCTTATAGTATAATCACAATCAACATAGTAAGCCGGAAAAAAATTTACATCTGTATACCCAATATCATTAAATAAACTCCGCTTATACAAGCATAAGTTTTGAAGGTTTCTCATTGTCTTATCTTCTATATCTAATGTTGGAGAATATCTATCAAATCTTTCCCAACACCTTGAGGAGAAATCAGTTATTACAAGATTCTTGCCATGAAAATATTTTGCAGTATCTGGTTGTTCTGCTATTAGATTCTTTGTGTTAAACTGATTTGCACTTATCACATCATAATCAGTAGTTAAAGCTACATCAATTAAGGAGTCTATACAATATGGATAGCATACTATATCATTACCAGCTAAGATTAGATAGTCATACTGGTCATCGCCCTTCCAGCATCTATCATAAATATCATTGATGCTCTTAGGAAATCCATAGTTCTTATCATGAACTATAAACTCTATGCCCTCTGCTGTTAGATAACTCTGAGTTTCCACATCTCCAGGTTTACCTACAACTACAAAATACTTTATAGGGTAGGAGGATGTATTCTTTACTGATTCAATAGCCAGCTTGGTAAATGGTAGATTTCCGAAAGTAACCATACCCAACATAACTTTTTTGTCTATAGTTTTCAATTGATAATTTCCTCAATAAACTCTAGAACTGGTTTGGTAACAAGGTCACTTATAGGAGGCTTGGGACAATTTCCTGCCCAATGAAGCATCTTCACTCTCTTCCCTTTTAGCTCTAAATGATCTCCGGCCACAACTATCTCCTTCCATATATCCCAATAAGTTTTAGTTCCCTCTATTGTAGATGAACCATAATGTACACTAGACTCTATTGGGTCAAGCAGCTTGGATATATATTTACCTGAGTAGAAAATAATATTGAATGTACCATTTTCACCATACTGATATTTACTGGCACTACTAACACATAAATCAAACCATTCCCACATAAAGGCTTCTGATGATACTGAGTGGACACCAACATTTACATACTTTTCCCAGCCTATGCTGCCTAAAGTAATTCCTGGAAGTACAGCACTTCTGTTGTTATCACTATTATTTCTACCGGCCCTTACATCTGTAGAGCTATCAAATAATTCATCTATCCTATCTAGAACAAGAACATCTGCATCTATATGAGTAACTGTGGTATATCTCTTGAACAGTGGTAACTCTATAATTGGATAAGCCCACGTTCCTAGATTTAACTTCAGTACCTCATCTCTGTCTAAAATTTCCAGGTTAGCCTCTGGATGGAAATGAAGTAAACTCTTTATCATTCTATCATGTTCAAACTTATAGTCTAGATAGAAAGAAGATATACATTTAGTCATTAAGTACCGCCTCTATTTTTTTCACTATTTCCATTGTAGTAGTTGCTGGAGACCAGTATTTTCTAAGTGGTAAGCTATTCCCTTGAACAAAATGAGATGAATGTTCTGCATAAGTAAAAGATAGACTCTTCTTATTACTATACCAAACATCCTTATTGTGAGCTAGTGTAAACGGCCCGGATTTTCTTCCTATGATAACATCAACAAACTTAGCCAAATAAGATATTTCATTCAAGTCAAACCCATCAACTGTTTGAGTTACTCCTGTAGATATATACATATTTTCAAGGTAACTATCTAGGGGTGCTGTTACTATAAAATCAGTATCTTTGTGGTTATTAGCTAATACAAATATAGATGGTGTGAAATCAAAGTTTTCTGATTGCTTAGATTTCACTTTACCATTGCAGATTAGAACTATTCTTCTACCAATATGTTCCCTAATGAATGTATCAATCTTAGATGTATCCAATTTAGAAAAATCTATGGTAGGTAGATAACTGATAAATGGTTTCGATAGAGTTTGATGTCCAGCCCCTCTAAGAGTATCATTGAACATTTCATAATTCTTATCTATTACACAACCGACTTGTGAAAGAACATACTTTGAATTTTTTCCTATCCAACAATTAAGGTAAAGATTGTCCGAATTTTTTATATAAGAAGTCCAACTTCCCATTATAGGAGTCATTTTCATATACTTTAGTTGAGGAATA